GAATATACTTCTTATATAAGTCTATGTAATCGAGAACAGAGACTCCAGTAATGTTTACAACATACTCTGTCTTGCCCATAAACAACTTTGTTCGATAACTTACTTTACCCCATGGACTAAGACGTTTTGTAAATTCTTCACCCATGACTCTGGTTATACGATTGTACAAATATGGCAAGTCGAATTGACCAATGTTCCAGCCAGTAATAATGTCAATGCGCTTTTGTTCCCAGAATTGCATAAACAATTTGATTAGGGTCTTTTCATCAGGACAACGTGTGTAGTGTGAGTCTTTACCCGTGTAATCACCAGTCCCCCAAGTAAATGCATCGCCAGTGTGCATGTTCACTAGTGTAATACATATGAGTTCACCATCAGCCTTGTCAGGAGTTGGAAAGTATGTTTTTCCATTATCATCTTCTGGAACTTTCGTCTCGATATCGATGGCCCAAGAGCTTAGTTTAGAGTACAACCAACCTACGGGTTTGTACTCGTTCATGTACTGAAGTGAATAATTAAGTTGACCGAAGATGTCAAAGTTATCAACGCCTTCATACTGAGCAATGAAATCTTTAGTACTACGGATGTCACCCAACTGGAGTGAGTAGACATCTTCACCGTAAAGCGTTTTGAATTTCGTTGATTCTGAGTTCTTTGGTTTACCGCGAACGTAAACAGTCGGTGACCAAGTGTCTTTTCGCATACTCGGAACACCATCAACTGCCTCGCGCACATAAACAGTGTTGCCAATAACAGCAACATTAGTATAGAATCTAGACATTATTGTTTTCCAGCAATCAATTGAACCAAATCCATAGCAGCATCGTGCAGCGGGTGGTGCTTAAGAACCTTATTATAACTGTAATCGGGGCACTTGTCAAGATCAACTTCGACGTACCCATTCTTCGTACTTGAGTACAAGCAATCAAGAGCAGTACGGACATCACGATAGTTGTTGAACGGAGCAAAAGGGTCATCACCGGTCGCTCGAATCAGCGATTCAAATGCCGGTTGGTCCAAAGTACCACGCACCCATATTGTGGAAGTTTTCCAATCGGGTTTACTCTTGAACCATTTACGGAGAATCTCTAAGCCAGCGACGACACTAATATCATTAATTGATGGTAGCAGGTTCGTCTTTTGAGCGAGATCGGATTGCTTCCGCCACCAGTCTAGCGTAGATTTAGTAGCAGTGCGACCATAATCAGTTCTTTGACTGTGTGTGTCAAATTTTACAAACACACCAGTATCAAGAAGGCTTTGATAAGTTAATTCCGATTCACCATCATAGTGAACAATACCTACACTTAGAATCACCGCAGTCGACTCTAAGCCAAGCGTTTCAATGTCGAGACAAAACATAATTCACCTTATTCATAAATATAGTCTAATTGTAACACGAAAGAGAAGAACCAAAAATAAACTATTCGTCCCGATGTTTTCCCATTTTACATTCCTCGACAAAGGCTTGTGCTAGATCGGAGTCTGTAAAGAACCGAATCATCATGTTAGGTACATCTTTTGTGAAAACAAAAATCATGATGTTCTCTTTGTTTGAGATTGAACATCGAAAAAGATAGTCGCCTTCGTTGATTATTGGGAAAATTGCGAGGCGTTCAATTTGTGTCATACTGTATTTATAAAGAAGGGGCAGCGCCCCTTCTGTTTCAACCGTTCAATTGCACACGCTTAGGTGTAGAATTGATTTCGATTTTACGAAGTTTGCTTTCTTTTGGAACTACGTGTTCCAACACAATCTTCAGTACACCATTATCCATTGTTGCATCAATAACCTCTACATTATCACGCAATGTGAAGGAACGAGTAAAGGGCTTTGAAGTAAAACCACGGTGAATGATGTTTCCATCTATAGTAGTATCTTTTGCACCTTCGGACGTGATAGTCAAGGTGTTTCTTACCACAGAGATATCAATATCAGAAATGTTGTAGCCAGCAAGGGCGATGTCGATTGCATAACAATCATTATCTCTGCTGTCAATTTTCGTGATATTGAAAAATGGGAATGCGGTTGTGCTAAACGCTCTTTGATTTAAGAGGCTGTCAAACCCAACACTGTTTCTCCAAATAGTTTCTAACAAGTCTGTCATATTTACCTTTCTGCCCACATTTGTGGCACAAAATACGAGCCCTTTCGGCACTCAATTGACGTAGCAATTCCTGCTACGATCTCCGGACCATCCGGAAATTCGGTTAGAAGCGCATGCTTCGCATTGTGTATTTAGCAACTAAGTTCCATTCACTCTTCGATTTGTACGGCACGACTTTAATGTTACTTAGGTCAGTAGTGATTAAAGTCTCAGTGGTCACAATTTTACACAGACCCCATTGTTGCAAAAGTGTAGCTATAGTGTTGCGGCGGCGAATGTCGTCAACCGTAATATCAGACGAACGCGAATCGAGGAGAAACATCTCCTTGAAGTGCATCAAATGATATTTTCCCTGTTTGTGCAGAATATGAACACTCTGCCATAGAGTTTGCTCATTTTTTGAAGCTACTCCAATTCGAGTTAGCGTCTCACGTATTTTCAGAAACGAATCTGGGTCTGGAAGCAAAACTTCCAGCATAGATTCTGGTGACCAATTATAAAGGTCGGTAGGTGCAGCAACATTTCCGTCAAGCATATTATTATTCTCATGATGTATAGACGGATTATTTAGTTACTTTTGTTGCCCACCTTTTGACATTTTGTCACGCATCAATTGAATATCGTCTTCGGAAATGACTGAAGCGTACTGCTCAGCAAGATTTGTATTGCATTTGTAATACATGCTGATGACTTGAATCGCGTCATCTTTCTCCGGCTTTGCCCACTTAGCGAAACGTTTTTTCTTTGGCTTTATAGATGTCAAGTAAAAAAGATACTGCTGGCGGGGAGTCAAGTGTGGGCGAGCGTTCATTTCATTAGCAAACATCAATGTGTCAAAGTGTTGACTGATCGAACGATTTACCATAAACGGTAAGTACGCTTTCTCTACAGCTTCATCCCATATGTCCTCATGTGAGGAACACACATTGTTGGTTATGTCAAAAAAGTTAGTCACAGCTCCTGGGTCCTTGACAGAACAATAGTTTCATTTGGAAACTTTTCTTTCAACATTTCAACCAAAGTTTCAACGTCAGGTGCCTGCATCAAAAATTTCTTAGTAAAAAGGTCGTATGCAAGCAAAGTCCCATCATCGTTCAGAACTTCGACGTTTACAATTTTTCCTTCTTCCTTTTCGTCATCCCGCGGCATACGATACCCAGCGTTCAATCCAAAGAAGTAACCGAGAAAAGCAGCTAGTATAACACTCAAAATTTCCATTACATTGCCTTGAAGTTTAGACTAACCATCGTTTCCACTAAGAACGCAGAAGTGTTGATTTGTTGGTCAACCGCATGAGTCGCCTTGAACTGATAGTCAGCCAATAACAGAATCAAAGAAGGAACAGATGCGGGCTCAACGTATTCCATACAGTTATCATAAAAATCCCGGAAAAGGTTTGATGGGTCATCACCGGAATTCTCACCTACCCAAGTACGCATAGCTTTGAAATCTTTTTCGGACAGTGCTTTAACTAGCTCACGGTAAGATGTTTTTGTTTGATTTAGTAAAATCCCCGAATCAATAGAACCGGATGAACTGTAACGTTGCAATTCGTTCAGTGTACGACGGAAGTCGGGAAAGAACTTATTCACAACTTCGGCTACAACCTTCGGGTCATACGTTATACCGCGCTCGTCGAGAATAGTACGTGAGCGCTTGAACATAGCCATAGCTAACTTTGGCTTTTCTTTACCGTCAATTTTAAATTCAATAACTACACTGCGACTCTTTAGCGCATCAATAACTTTACCCAGATGATTGGTAGTAGCAATGAAACGGACGTTAGGAAACTGTTCGTATATGCCTTTAAGCGAATTTGCTGCGTTAGCACTCATCCCTTCCATCTCGTCTAGAATGACGATCTTCGATCCGCCACTTAGCGACACTGAGCTACTATAACCAACAACGCTCGCACGTATGTCGTCGATACTAGTGTTTAGAGAACAATTCAGATACAGAACATCAGCATCCAGCTCATTTGCAATAGCATAAGCCAGACTGGTCTTACCTGTAC